AGGTAAGCGGCTCAAGGATAGTGTAGAGCAGTTTAACGTAGGCTCTCGACAGCAGATTGCTAAGAGGTTGTCTAAGCTAGGTGTCAAGTGGAAGAAGAAGACTCCAAGCGGTGCGCCTATGGTAGATGAGAGTACACTGGCAGAGATTGACTTGCCTGAAGCTAAGTTATGTGCAGAGTATCTTGGACTGGTTAAGCTTAAGGGTATGGTAGATAGTTGGCTCAAGTATGTAGACCCTGAGACACATCGCATTCATGGCTACGTCAATAGCTGTGGTGCTGTGACAGGTAGAATGACGCATAATAAACCGAACCTCGCGCAGATCCCTAGCTTAAAGATTGCTAGAGAATGCTTCACTGTAGAGGATGGTAATGTTCTAGTTGGTTGTGATGCTAGTGGTCTGGAGTTACGATGCTTGGCTCACTACATGAATGATGATAATTACACTAAGCAGATACTTGAAGGTGATATTCATTCGTTCAATCAACATGCGGCAGGGTTACCTGAACGCTTCATGGCTAAGACAATGATCTATGGTCTCATCTACGGTGCGGGTGATGCAAAGCTTGGGCAGATTGTAGGCGGTGGTGCTAAAGAGGGTAAGAAGATACGTGACACATTCCTTACTCAGCTACCTGCATTGCGTAAGCTTATCGAGAAAGCTAAAGGTATTGCTCAACGTACTAAGCGTATCAATGGTATCGATGGTCGTATGATTAAGGTTGACGAGGACTATAAGGTACTCAACAGATTGCTTCAGAGTTGTGGTGCTATCGTCATGAAAGTAGCTGTGCGTAACTGCTGTCACAAACTAGATGAGCTTGGTATATTCTACAAGCTAGTCGCTCAGGTACATGATGAGGTTCAGATAGAAGCACGACCAGAAGATGCTGAAGTTGTTGGTCAAGTAGCAAGACAAGCAATCATAGATGCAGGTGTCGAGCTTAATATGAGGTGTCCTATGGATGCAGAGTACCGAATAGGTGCTAACTGGAGTGGTACTCATTAAATTAATTTACTTAAAGACTTTACAGGAGGTTAAATACATGCTATAATATTACTATATAGTTAAATAAATAATTAAATATCAATAAATTACATTCAATGTATTAATAGTTATACAACATAATCTTAATAGTTAAACAACAGAGAGTAATAATTATGGAAACTAAACCAGTAGTAGTATCATGTGAACTTCATTGGCCATTCCTGAACAAGCCTAACGATATGTCAGGTAAGTATCAGGTGGATGTTAGCAAGCTATCCTCAAAGGCAGTGGATGCTCTGTCTAACATGGGCATTGCAGTTCGTAACAAAGGTGATGATCGCGGTAACTATATCACTGTTAAGTCAGTCAACCCAATTAAACCTGCGTTCGCAGACATGGATGATATAGACTCAGGACTCATAGGTAACGGCACTAAAGCTAACGCGGCTATCAAGCCATATCATTGGGACTTTAAAGGCAAGCAGGGTACTTCACCTAGTCTAGCCAAGCTTCTGATTACAGAGGTAGCTGTCTACGATAAGGATGGCGATGGTGGTGGTGTAGATATGGATGATGTAATCTAATGTTACTCATCGATGCCGACATCTTAAGTTACAGGATTGGTTATGCCTGTAAAGATGAGACAGTAGAGACAGCGTTCTCTCAGTTGAATAACTTAGTGTTGGATATCTTGGTAAGGGGCTGTGATGATGCAGTCCCCTATCAACTCTACCTAACAGGCAAAGGTAACTTCAGGAATGCACTTGCCACAATACAACCCTACAAAGGAACACGAACATCTGAGAAGCCCTCCCACTTCTATGCGTTAAGAGATTACATGACAGAGAAATGGGATGCTATAGTTGTCGAGGGACAGGAAGCTGACGATGCCATTGCTATCGAAGCTACGACTCAAGGCAAACATACAGTTATTGCTAGTGTAGATAAAGACTTCCTTCAAGTACCTTGCAGACACTTCAACATTAATAAACGCGAGTGGTCTGAGGTTAATGAATGGCAGGGACTTTACTTCCTATACAAGCAGATGCTTACAGGTGATAGGGTAGATAACATACAAGGATGTGTTGGTATTGGCGAAGTTAAAGCAACCAAAGCATTAGAGTGGTGTGAAACAGAAGAGGATTTATATCAGGCTGTAGTGACCTGTTACAAGGGTCATGTAGAGGGAGTATATGAGAACGCAAGACTGCTCTTCCTACGCAGATATGAGAATGAATGGTGGGTTGACCCTGTAGCACGTAAGCAGGACTACAACTCAAAGAACCCTATTGCTGTATCACCACCTCAACCACCTACTAGCGCAGACATTGATGCTAAAGACAAGCTTCAAGTGAGGGTAGGTTAATGGCTAAGAAACCTAGAGTACCGCGTACAAGAGCAGGAGGTAAGTGGACAGAAGCACGTTACTGGGGATTCATACGTTCAGCACTAAGAGAAGCGAACCGCAGATTCCCACCACGTTATGCCGCCAAAGCACTGGCTAAGAAAGCAGTAGTTGGTGAGCGACACCGCTTCGAGTTCCAATGCGCTTGCTGTAATGAGTGGTTCAAAGATAAGGAAGTTCAAGTAGATCACATAGTACCTGCGGGTACACTACGCAAGTATGATGACCTTCCTAAATTCGTAGAGAATATGTTCTGTGAGGTTGATGGACTACAGGTGTTATGTAAACCTTGCCATCAGAAGAAGACCAACGCAGAGCGTGAGGAGCGAAAAGCAAATGACAGTTAGACACTTAGTAATACCAGACACCCAATGTAAACCAGATCAATCTTATGACCATCTTGAATGGGCAGGTAAGTATGCCGCATCTAAGAAGCCAGAAGTTATTGTTCATCTTGGTGATCACTGGGATATGCCTAGCCTATCAATGTATGATGTAGGTAAGAAGTCATTCGAGGGCAGACGTTACACCAATGACATAGAAGCAGGGCATCGAGGTATGGAAGCCTTTCTAAAACCCATCAGAGATGAGCAGAAAAGGTTACGTCAGAACCGAAAGAAAGTATGGAATCCTAGAATGGTATTCCTTGTTGGTAATCATGAACAACGTATCGAGCGAGCCATTGAAAACGATGCCAAGCTAGATGGACTTATCGGCTATGAAGACTTTAAGCTTGACGAGTATGGTTGGGAAGTGTATGACTTTCTAGAACCTGCGATCATTGATGATGTAGCCTACTGCCATTACTTCACTAGTGGTGTCATGGGTAGACCAGTAAGTAGCGCACGATCAATGCTTACAAAGAAACATCAGAGTTGTATTATGGGACATGTTCAGGATAGAGAGTGTGCTTATTCTAAGAAAGCAGATGGCACTAGAATCACTGGCTTGTTTGCAGGTATCTATTATGCTCACGATGAGGACTATCTAAACCATCAGACTAACGGCAGTTGGAGTGGAATCTGGATGCTCCATGAGGTCAACAAAGGACAGTTTGACGAGATGCCAGTATCAATGTCCTACTTGGAGAAGAAGTATGGCACTAACATTTAAAGACTTATGCGAACGTCTTGCCCACCTAGACGAGATCACACTGCTAGAGGTATTGGATATAGCTAGTGAAGACCTTGTTGATAAGTTTAAGGACAAGATAGAAGAACGCTATGAAGAACTTGAGGAGGAACTAGAATGAGTATCAATGATGCGACACCAGAGCAGTGGGATAAAGCAAGCCACTCTGCCGCCCTCTTAAGCTACAGGAACATGGCTGAGAAAGAAGCAAGTAAGCTTGACGAGATGGTAGAAGAGCCGCCTCATTACAACATGGGAAGTATCCAGTGTATTGATGCTATCGAAGAGTCTATGGGTTCAACAGCCTTTGAGGGCTATCTAAAAGGTAATGTCATTAAGTATCTCTGGCGTTATAATTATAAGAAGAAACCACTGGAAGATTTAAAGAAAGCTCAATGGTATCTTGACAAACTAATAGAACAAAAGGAATCAACATGAATATAATAGATGGAAAGTTTAGTGACAAGAAAGATCGTAGTACTACACTAGAGAAACTACAGTCAGCTATCGATGGTATGCAGATAGCAGAGTCTGATGCTGATACAGAGTTTGCTCTTGTTGTATTTAACCCTGATGGTTACACCACAGTAGGTACTAGTATGAGTATCATGGAAACTGTGTTCATGTTAGAAGCCGCTAAGATGGGCCTGATGACAGGTGACCCTGAAGATTCCACGACACTGCAATAGGAGGCTACTATGTCAGGTAAAGGAAGTAGCCCTAGACCGATACCCAACCCAGAAACATTTGACAATAACTGGGATGCAATATTCAATAAGGCTAACGTGAAAGATCATTCAGATGAAGAGTTAGAGAAAGAAAAGAAATCTAAAAAGGTAAAGAAATAATGGATGTATACCAGAGTTATATTCACAAGAGCAGGTACGCTAGATACATACCAGAGAAACAAAGACGAGAGACTTGGGATGAGACAGTAGATAGATACATCTCATACTTCAAGAACAGAGGTAGCCTTGATGATAAGACAGGTGAGGAGCTAAGAGAAGCTATCACAAACTTAGAAGTCATGCCCTCGATGAGAGCCTTGATGACAGCAGGTGAAGCATTAGACAGAGACAACGTAGCAGGATTCAACTGTAGCTACCTGCCTATTGACCACCCTAAAGCATTCGATGAGATGATGTATATCTTAATGTGTGGTACTGGTTGTGGCTTCAGCGTTGAGCGACAGTACATAAACAAATTACCAGAAGTATCAGAGGACTTCCATGCCACAGAAACAATCATCCACGTTGCCGACTCTAAGATTGGATGGGCTAAAGCCTACCGTGAACTTATCACAATGCTCTATAGTGGTCAAGTTCCTGAGTGGGACTTATCTAGAGTTCGTCCTGCGGGGACAGTGCTTAAAACCTTCGGAGGTAGAGCAAGTGGCGCAGAGCCTTTGGAAGACCTCTTCAAGTTCACTGTTGAAGTCTTTCGGTCTGCCGCAGGTAGAAAACTCTCTTCCATCGAATGCCACGATATCTGCTGTAAGATTGCACAAATCGTCATCGTTGGAGGGGTCAGAAGATCGGCTCTTATCAGTCTCAGTAACCTCACCGATGACCGCGTAAGACGAGCCAAGACAGGACAGTGGTGGTTAGACAATCCTCAGCGTGGTCTCGCTAACAACAGCGCATGTTACACAGAGAAGCCTGACTTTGAGGCTTTCTTAAACGAGTGGTCTAGCCTGTATGAAAGTAGAAGCGGTGAGCGTGGTTTCTTTAGTCGAGTAGCTAGTCAGAAACAAGCGGCTAAGAATGGAAGACGAGACCCTGAGCATGACTTCGGTACTAACCCATGCAGTGAAATCATATTAAGACCTAACCAATTCTGTAACCTCTCTGAAGTAGTAGTAAGATCAGATGATACAGTAGCAACACTAAAACGAAAGGTACGTCTTGCCAGTATACTAGGAACACTGCAAGCCACCTTAACTGACTTTAGATATCTAAGAAAGAAATGGCAACAGAACACTGAAGAAGAAGCATTGCTTGGCGTATCAATGACAGGCATACAAGATTGTAAACTAACTAACGGAGCAAAGAATGGACTACCTCAACTACTTGAAGACCTTAAAAACGAAGCTGTTATCACTAACAAAACGTGGGCTAGAAAGCTTGGCATCAAGCAATCAGCGGCAATTACTTGTGTTAAACCTAGCGGGACTGTTAGTCAGCTTGTCGATAGTGCTAGTGGCATCCACGGACGTTTCTCGCCTTATTATATTCGGCGTGTTAGGGCTGACGTTAACGACCCTC